TCTCACCAACTTCCGATACCTCAGAAATATTTGGAGAGTAAACACGGAAGAAGAAGCACTGCTGGGGGTATCTCTGACAGGTATCATGGATCACCCGTTGCTCTCAGGACGAGGAGACAAGAATGAACTCAAGAAGTGGCTCAGAGCCATGCGTCAGGAAGCAATCAAGGTCAACAAGGAGTGGGCTGATAAACTGGGAATACAAGCCTCTACAGCTATTACTGCTGTTAAGCCTTCAGGCACTGTTAGTCAGTTGGTTGACAGCGCTAGTGGTATCCATCCTCGTTATTCTGCACAATACATACGACGAGTACGTGCAGATGCTCGTGACCCACTTTGCGCCGTCCTAGAGGCCGCTGGTGTCCCTGTGGAGGACGATGTGATGTCACCCAGTACTAGGGTATTCAGCTTCCCTATCGCCTCTCCAGAGGGCGCTGTGACAGCCTCAGACATGGGCGCTATGGAGCAGTTGGAACTGTGGGAGATATATCAGGATGAGTGGTGTGAACACAAGCCGTCCATGACTTGCTACTACCGTGACGAGGAGTTTCTTGAGGTGGGACAATGGCTGTACAACAAGTTTGACAAGGTAAGTGGTATATCTTTCTTACCGTACTCAGACCACACGTACCAACAGGCCCCGTATGAACCGGTGGACAAGAAGACGTTCAATCAGTTGAAGAAGGACTTTCCTACGAAGATTGATTGGGACATCAACGAGGAGTCTGATATGACTGAGGGTAGTCAACAGTTGGCCTGTACCGGCAACAACTGTGAACTCTAAGTTACTCCGGTACGCTCTAGTTGGGTTGCTCTTAGGAGCGCCCAACGCCTCTTCAGACACCCTGATAAGGTCTGGATGTTCCAAGGACTATCCGGGTGTCCAGTGGTCTATCTACGAGGACACAGGAGGTAACAGGTACGTAACCAAGGACCCTAGGTCACGTAAGTGTGGGTTCTCCCGTAAACTCAATCTGTCTCTGGTCAAGGAAGCTGGAGACAGGTTTGACCCTGTGGTTATTTCTGTGGACTACAGAGACATGCTAGGCCGTGAGGAGGGCTGGGGCATGGTACACCACAGCACAACCAGAGGCACAGCCAAGAGGGTCGGGTGCTGTACCGTGGAGGTGTACGGAGATGGGTCTACGGGTGACGGTGTGCTTACTCTGGGTGTGGAGCAGATACAGTTTAGGCTTGAGCCAGAACCTGTGTGCCCTACTGAGAGTAACCTAGACTGTCAGGGGTACGAACAGAGAGGTTCTTATCCGTTTATCTACTACGGTGAAGATGATGACCGTGTGGTTACGTGGGAGCTAGGTGTGCTTATGTACGCCTCTCACGCTAAGTACGGAATAGACACACCGATAGAGTTGATGTACGAGTACCCAGAGATGTGGGACCAGTGGGAGGACAGGGTTCAGAAGTACAACGAGGTGTACGAGAAGTCAGGTGTACACGTTAGGTACGAGCTAAAGGAACTGTGGCTAGCCCACTACCACACGTTGCACGACGTAGAGAAACAGGCTAATCAACTCCCTGTGGACGTTGTGCTGGCCTACGGTACGTCTTACGCAGATACCTGTGGTGTGGCTTACCCTAACCTGAGTTTCAACGAAGGACAGCCACCGTCGTCCATGTCTAAGTGTGACGTATACACAGACTTACACGAGATAGGACACTCAGTAGGTTTAGCACACGGGCCTGAGAACCAGAGTAACCAGAAGTCAGGCTACATATTCCCTGAGTTTGGACACGGGTGGAACGATGTATGCGGTAAGTACGACGATCTGATGTCCTACGGTGTACACGGGGTGTTCCACAGTAACTCTCTGTTGGTGTGTAACGAAGTGGTCAACACGCCTGAGACAGCATCAGCAGGACACAGGCAGATCACTGACACTGCCTACGCTATCAACAGGGTTAGGTACAATGTGTCGCTAGTGAACGACGAGAGTTTTGACAGGAGGGGAGTCTTGAGGCCCGTGGCTACACAGGCCCGTAGACTTAGGGAGGTGATCGTGGATTAACTGAAGAACAGGATAGAGTAACCTCTGTCTTGTTTGGCTACGTCCTCTGGTTTGTCTTTCGGGTCATGGGGCGTAGTCATTCCCATTTGTTGCATCTTACGAATCTTTTCCTTTGACTTCTGACACATACTGTGGTAGTCGTGGGATGTGTAGCTTACTGTGTGTTTGTCACTGTTGTTGTTTTTCATGGTTTCCTCCTAGGGTAAACATTATTCACCATCCTGATACATAGGTGAAAGCCCCTTATCAATCCTCATTTGTGCGTGTTCTCTTGCTCTATTTATTATTTGGCGCTCTATCGGAATAGACAAGTCCCAACCTTGACCGGGAGACATTGTTTTCATGTATTCAATAGCTTCTTTAGTTTGACCGGGAACTAAAGTAGGAATGTCCTCGTCTGCTGGAACTCCTTTATATGGCCTTCCTAAATCAGTACTAAACTCTGTCATTGTATATCCTGAGTTGTTTTTTATTGGACCTAAAAACCCACGAGCAGATTTTTTAGACCCGTCTTTCCTGTACATAGAGGGGTCGTAGTTTTCTTCCTGCTCTAGCTCAGATTCAACTTGCTTGAACACAGCGTTGAGATAAGTGTAAATCTCTTTGCTGTCTCGCTGTAGCATACTACGCTTAACAGGGTCTTTAGTTGCCTTAATTGCTTTTCTTATTTCATCAAACATATCTCGTTTTACGTAAGCAACTTTAGCCCTTAGTTTTGCAGGGCCGGGACGCCTAAGCTGGTTTTTTATATAGGCGTAAGGACCAACTAGAGCAGTACCGCCTAACACCCAGATAGCGTTGTGTACTTTAGATAGCGCACTGCTTCCAGCGTACTCATTTAACCCAAGCTCTCCAATAAACCTACCAAATCTAGTTTTTGCTTCTGTGGCGGCTTTAGTGTTTAGAGCGCCAATGGAGGGTATAATCTTAGACATTTTAGAGAGAAGTTGTTCTGCTTCAGGAACTACGTCGAAAACAGTTTGGTTTACCGCCCGACGTACAGCCATAGCCGCTAGGTTTCTAGTGGTTAGAGAATCACCAGACAAATCGTAACCCATTCGCCCAGCACGTTCATCAAACATACTGCGGCTTACTTTAAACCCCTGTAACGTTCCTCCTTGCTCGTCTATAATAGACAACATTTCTTGGTAAAGTTTTGCTATTTCTTCTCTAGCTTGTTCAGATGCCATTAGCTTTGGGTTGGACACTTGAATATCATCAAACTGAGCTTTGACGTTAGCCCTTAAACTATCGTCTAACTTTGCCCAGTTTGTTTTCTTTTCGTTTTTAGCCAACATTTTCATCAGGCTGTCTTCTAGCTTGTCGTAGTACCCTTGAAAAGCGTTGTGGTTTGCCTGTAAAGTTTTATTTCCAGAGACACCCGCAGATTTAGCAATGTCTACAATCTCAAGCTGTTCAGCAGACGCTAGTTGTTCTTGAGTACCTAAGATACCTTTGGGATCTTCTGTAAGCCTGACTTGTTCTGCTGTTTTTTTGTCACCCTCAAATAAAACTTTGTATACGTCTGCGTCACCTCCAGCTAGAGGCTTAACTTCGTTACGCATACCTACACGCTCTATTTTCATAAATTTAGTAGGTTGTTTAACGAGTGGTCCAGTACCTTTAGTAAATCCTAAATCCATAATGGCAACTAAGTTAGCCGCTTCGTTAGGATAGTTTTGCTTAAATTCTTCCCACGCTTCCATTCCTTCACCAGCGGCGGCCCACGCCATCTGACCACCCTTGGTCTGCATCAGTGCATGAAACTGTTCTGCGGCTCCTTCTTTGAGTCCTTCAGGCAACATTCCTACACCTTTCTCAGCACCGAACATAACCATTTCAGATCCAGAGTCAAAGACTATTCTCAGAGGCGTAGTGACTGTCTGTAGAAGAACAGACGGTAGATTAGTGGACTGCCTGTACTGCTCCTCAAGAACCGCAGGATCACTCATGGCGGCACTAATGCCAGCCATCGTTCCTGCCTGTTGGCTCTGGGCCATCCTCTGAAAAGTCTGTGCTTGACGCTCAATACCTCTTTTGTAAGGCTCAGAGAAAAACCGCTCCCACAGAGACATCTCTTTTGTTTTAACATCAGAATTGTATACGTCTACTGCATCAGCTTCAAATGCTCTTTCAAACGCTGACTCATCATCCACCAGCATTTCTTTCTTTTGCTCTTCAGACACCAGAGGTTCACCCTGTGCGGGTTCACCAAAGGCTCTGTCAAATGCTTCCATATCTTCTGCAAGAGACATTTATATGCTCCTATTCTACGCCGGTGCTTCCCAGATACGCCCCTAGCTTGACAAACTTACCGTCTACTAATTTGTATACCGTACCGTTTTTTCCTTCAGGTGCGTAGTATACGTTTTTAGTTTCAGGGTCCCTATGATACCCTACGGCCTTGTACTCAGGTGCTGACCAATCAATAGCATCAGCAGGAGCAACACCAGAGGCCAGCTTTTGTACGTTTAACAGGTGCTTTTTGATGTTATTGAGGGCCTCTATTTGTGCCTCTTCTGACATACCAGTATAGATAGCCTCAACGGTAGACTGTAGCGACATAAATTCAATGTTAGAGATTTGTCCCAATCCGGTTCCTGACGCCCCTGACTCAGCCGCTAGACGCTTCATTTCGTTGATCTGGTCAAAACCAAGTCTCGCCCGAATTGACAACAGTTCTTTTTCTCTATCGTAAGCCGGGGTTCCGGGTATTACCGCAGTTACACCGCCAATAAACCCTGTCTCAGTAAAACCGGGTTCCATCAACTTATCAACGTCTTTAATAAAACTGGTAGTCTGTGCAATCAAATTAAGAGATGCTTCTTGGCTTGCATTAGTTGTGTCAGGAGGCGGCAAAGTGCTAATCAATGTCCCGTCATCAGCATCTATGACAGACACTGACCCGTCTTTACGCTCTACTGTTTTAATACCTTTGCTTGCAGGAGCTTCTTCAGGCTTAAACGGACGCTCGTACAGAACTTCTCCAGTTCTTTTGTCTACCAGAGCACCTCCGGGAGACACAGAAACAGTTTCAGTTTGCTTTCCTTTAGCCAAATCAACACCGGCTTTATAAGCACTCATAATTTGTTCTTGAGTGCCGCCTAGATTTATGATAGACCCAACAGCCTCTCGTAAATCAGGCTCTTTGTCGCTTGACAAAGGAATACCACGAGCCGCCGCTTGCGTAATAGCAGAGAGTCCTCCTTGTATTCCCTGTGCCGTTCCTTTTTCTTCTTTAGTTGTCTGCAAAGCTGTCAAACGAATAGCCTCGTCTACCAGCATCTTCCCTATGCGTTGCATATTAGGATCTCTGCTCGTCATCATTTGCTGACCCTTAGTTCTCAGGACATCAGGGTTGTTTTGGTTAGCCGCAAGAATCTGCTGGAACTGCTGTTGTGCCTCTTGTTCTGCTCGTTTCTCGCCTCGTCTAGTGAGCATACCAGCAATCCCTGTGCTTACGCCAGAGATTCCACCGCCAATAGACTGTCCGATGTTTTGCCCTGCTGAAGCTAACATTCCACCTACGTTATAAGCCATTATATTATCCTCTGTCCTTTAATCACCAGAACTTCCACCAAGGCTCTTCAGCACCCAGTATAGTTCCTAAACCACCCAGCAAACCACCGTACACGTTACCGTACAAACTAGCAAGTCCTGTTTTTTGGCCCATTTCAGCTTGGAGTTTAGCCATTGCCGCTTCTAGCTCGTATTCGCCCATTTGTCTACGGGCAACGTCAGCCATAGACGCAACGTTGAGTGCAGGAGAGAACGCAGAGAGCATAGCCGCCTGTGGCACATAAGCGCCCTGAAGAGCACCTAAGCCAATTTGTTGTTGCGCTTGCTCTAAGCCAAGGCCACCTGTCATTAAGCCCATGCCGCCTTGTAGAGCCTGTAGCGCCCTAGCTTGCTGTGCTGATCGTAACGCCTCTTCTTGTCCTGCAAAAGCAGTTCCGCTTGTAAGAGCCTGTAGAGCCTGTGCTTGTTGTGCGGCTTCCAGAGCTTGTCTCTGTCCAGCTAGGCCAGAACCTAGTCCAGCAAACTGAGCACCTAGAGCCGCCTGTTGCTGTTGCTCTGCTTGTGCTTGAGATATAGCGGCAAGAGCGGCCCTGTTTTGAGCCTCTTCTTGTGCTTGAGCTAACGCAAGTTGCTCTGGTGTTCCACCGAACATAGCCGTGCGTACACCGCCTCTGCCTTGTGAAAACAGTCGTTCTTCCAGAGCTAGTCTCTGTCTCTCTTCTTCACCAAGCTGTGTAGCCCTAATACGGTCATACACTTCTTGTTCTCTAGCACCCATAGGCATACCGGCTTGGCCCATGAATTGCCCACCTAGTCCAAACGCCTGTTGTGCCGCTTGTTGTTGCCTTAAAAGCCCAAAAGGCGTTTGACCTAGTTGCGCTTGTCCCATACCCATTAGATTTTGACTTGCCCCTAAAATTGCAGGAGACATTGCAGGAACTTGACCAAACTGTTGTTGACCAGCGCCCAACAACTGTTGTCCAGCGGCACCTAGCTGACCAGCGCCAGCAGGAGTAGCACCAAACCTAGAGAGTGCCGCAGATTCCAAAGCACTCTGAAGCTGTTGCCCTGTACCGCCTAAAGAATAACTCGTTCCTTCAGGACCGCCCGTAATAGTTCCCGTAGGACCACTAACTGTAAACGGTTTAAACGCAATATCAGGGGTAGGTAATGCAGGAATCTCTTCTTTAAAGATACTCTCAATAGTACTGGGAACAAGCCCTTCAACAATATCGCTTAAAAAGCCCATTAGTAAGTACCTCTATTATTATAATTAATCATCATAGCGTTTTACCTATCAGTGCTAGTACATTCATTTCCTGTATGGACAGTGCGTAGCCGTTGATGTCTGTCTCAAGACCCACGCTGATCACTGAGCCGTAGCCTGTTGTGTTAATAGAAGAACGACTAATGATTGTACCTTCTTCTGAAAACTCTGCTACGTTGTACTCAGACTGTCCGTAGAATCCGGGTGTAGCACTGCTGGTTCTAAACGTGCTAGTGCTGGTTGCTGTTGAAAAGTCGTAAGACCACTTGAGAAATATGTCTGCGTTGTTTCCACCAATGATCGTAGGTCTGATCTTCTTCAACATCTTAATCTTAGACGGGTCACCAAAGCTCAAGCCGGGGCTGTAGTAACGAAACCGATAGACACTACCGTTGTCAAAGTAGTTGTTGTACGTTCCTACACCCGCTGTTGTGCCTATGTATATGTCACCGTTTCTGTCCCTGTGAAAACACTTGAAGTCCACACTAGGCCATCGTGTTACCCTGTACGCACCGTTCTCCAGTGTGCCTCGTACATCAAAGCAGTACACGAGGTTGAGATCAGGAAAGCACAGAAGATAGAAGTAGTTCTCAGGACTGTACACTGTACTCACTGGTTCTGTTTTACCCAACGTGTTAGCAATCAGTTCCTGCTTGATGTTTCTGCTCAAGTCGGTAATAGGCAAGGACTTCTCTTGTATAGAGCGTCCCAAGCTCCTAAGACCTGTCTGCGTCAAAAACAACAAGTCTGTTCCTATGTTCTGTACACTCTTTCTGTCTACACAGCCAACACCCGGAATAGTGTCCTGTATAGCCATTGTTGCAGGACTCTCTGCCCCACCGTAGACCAACGTGTTGTGTTCACCGAAGACTACGAGTAAACCGTTGTGTGCCGCTATCGCTACAACCTTGTCAAACCCGTTAGGCCACGCTTTAGATACGTCAATAGATCCGCTAGAGCCACCAGAGAAATCGTGTCCTATCAACAAGTCAGACCAGTAGATCGTGTTGTCGTCAGTAGCGTTACCTACACACCACACTCGTCCGTATGCACCGATAGCTTCGTTAGCGTACTGTGCAGACGTAACTGACGCACCAGATACACTAGACATCTTGGTTACTGCGCCTAAGCTGTTGCTGTACACAAGAGGCTCGTAGCCACGTTGGAAGAAGTAAGCGTAATCGTTAAAGTTAAATATCTTCCAATCGTTAGCTGTAATTGTGTACGACCCCGGAGTTGCGTCAACCAGTGTCGTTGTACCTGTCATAATCTTGTTGTTGCCAGTACTAAAGATTACCTCGTTACCAGCGTTGTCGTAAAACTCGTGGATGTTAGAGAGGTAGTCAGTACCTAGTACAGTTTTGTCTGTAGTTACAACAGCGTTACCCTTACGTGAAGCCAATCGTCCTCGTCTGTCAATGATAGCGTTATCTGCAATCTCCGCAAAAGACGTATCCTGTGCAAGCGGAGAATCCTCTGTGTTGATCCCTTTGAACGCAGGAGCAACTAGGTTAATACTCTGTAGTGGCTGGGCCATCTAGCGTCTCCCTACGGTGTGTACCAAATAGTTTCTTCGGGGTGCTTCTG